GAGGACATATCAACTTAACATCTCTTTGTTTTATACTTCTCATATTTTCATAAACTTCATCACATTGTTCACAATGATAACTATATAAAGGCATCAACAACACTCCTGATAATTGGGAGGATAATACAATGAATGCTTCAAATCAATACGATGATGTTTTATGTCCCCGTTTGGTGATCTACCAAATTGTAAAATCTTTAATTTTGGTTTATCATCAGGACCCAATGCCATCAAATCAAATACTGTAACATCTTCTCCATTCATTTCTAAAATAACATCATTCTTATGAATACCCCATCGTCTAAAAGCACTTGTCTTATCTATCTTCATAATTACAATTTGACCATTTGTGTTTTCCATAACAGTAATTCTTAAATTTGGAAGGTCTGTTGGGCCAGATAATATATTAGCTGATGCGACACTAGTAAACAACATAAACACTAATCCTACTAAGTATTTCATTCTTAGAATCTCCTATTAAAAAATCTTCTGATAATATATACACGAATAATAGATATTATAGTCATGATACATACTATCTGAAAATTCTGAACAAACGTAATTTCTACACCTAATAATGGAAATATATAATATGCAGCTAAAAGTGCTACTATAAATCCACTACCAACACTGGAACACGATTCAAAAAAACTACTTAATTTTGTTTGTTTCATTCAAATATCATTTGTGAAAAGTTATTAATTTTCTCTACAGTAATCTTTGCAGGGAATTTGTCATCCAATACATCTAATTTATGTGATATAATAAATAAATTAGTATTCTTCAATACATTAAATAATTTCATTAAATCGTCTACACCAGCCTGATCTAAAGAAGCATCAAATATTTCATCAAGTATTAACAGGTTTACATTGACACTATTACGCATCGTTGCTATATTTCTCCAGGTTAATAACAGAGCTATATCTATTCTTTTTTTCTCTCCTTCCGAAAAAGAATAGTAGGAAAAATCATCTCTATGTCTACTCTTAATAGTTTCGTTGAAGTTCTCATCCAACTGAAAATTCACAAAGAAATCCATATCTTTTAGGTATTTATTAACACGATCATTTATAACAGGAAGATATTTTCTAATAACTCTTGTTTTAATTCCTTTATCGTTTAGAATATTACCCAATATATCATAATATCTCCTCTGTACCACATACTGTAACCTAACCTTTTTACTATCATCTAATTCATTTTCCATTAATCTTTTCTTATCATCATCTATATCAACATTAGTTTCCGATATCTCCTCCTGAAGTCTAGTAATTAATGTTTGATGTGCTCTTATATCACTATGTCTCCTTGTAATAAGGCTTTCTACCTCTTGTATCTTATCATTACATTCGGCAATTTCATCTAAACGATCTGTTACTTTATTAACTTCTTTGTTTAGTTTATTTACACCGTCATTCATGTCATTAATATTGGCGGATATTTGTTGTAATTTATCTTTTTTAAATAACTCATCAATATCTTGTTCACAAGTAGGACAGGTCTCATTATCCTCAAAAAACTTATTTTCTTTATTTAATTTCTTTAGATTTTTATCAATCTGTAATTTATAACTATCTAAGTCTTTATGTTTTTTTACAATAGTAGTTTGGTCATCAATCTCCTCTTGAAGCGTCCATATTTTTTCCTGATAATCACCAATTTCAGATTCTATTGCAATAATAGTCTTTTGCTTTTTCTTAATTTTCTCATTATTATCTTCTCTTTTCTTAGAGGATTTGGCTTTCAATTCCTCTATATGTTTTTCATGTAAAACAATCTTCTCTTGCAATAATTTAATATTATATTCTAATTCGGTAATCTCCTCTTTTAATATACCTGATCTATCTTTAACAAGATTCTTCATAATAGAGAAAATACCAATATCTAAAATATCTTCAATAATAATCCTACGATCATTCGTTGTCAACTGCATAAAAGGAACAAATGAAGCCGAACCCAATACAACAATCTGGGTGAATGATTTAAAATTTAATTTAAGAACTTTCTCTTCCAAATACTTTTGATAATCAGTTGCTTTAGCATCTTGATTTATTACTTTATCATTCTGATAAATTTCAAAAATAGCTGGTTTCATACCTCTTCTAATTTTCCATTCTACTCTACCAACAGAAAATTCAATTTCTACCATTAAGTCTTTCTCATTGACAGTATTCATCAATTGGCTTTTATTAATCTTCTTAAATGGTTTACCAAACAATGAAAATGTAAGAGCATCAATCAAGGTAGACTTACCAGCGCCATTTTTACCCACAACCAACATCATGGGTTCTTTATCTAACTTTACTTCTACAAATCTATTACCAGTTGCAAGAAAGTTTTTAAATCGTATAGTTTTTAATCTAATCAAATCATTTCCTCTTCAATTCTATCCCAATCACAATAATATTTTTTAACCCTTTCCATGCGAAGCTGCGTTCGGGTATAATATTCATCATACTGTAACATAACCATCGTTATATATGTTTTTAAATGATCTTTATATTGTTTCCAATGTTTTGGACTATATGTCCATATAGATTCATAAACTAAATCTCTACCATACATTTCTCTATATGAACACCTATCTGGGATAATTGGAACACAACCTAAAAACATTGACTCAAAAACACTAATACCCCAATTCTCATGTAAAGAACAACTAAACTGGAATTTGGATTTAGCTAACAATTTATAATATTCAGGTTTACTTAAATCCAAATCACCTGTCTTAATAAAATCATAATCTGGAAACATCTCTTTTAAATCATCAAATATTTCTGGTTGTTTATCAGGTGATAGTCTATGTGGAAATACAAATATATTTTCCTTTTGACTGCTAAGAATTTTATACTTTTCCAAATCATCAAAACAAAACGGTAAACCAGTTGAATATGTTTGAGCTGATCTTTGTCTCAATATCATATCTTTATGATAATTTGATGCAACAAAAACTTTATCACAAGCTTTAAAGATAGATTTCTCAAAACTATCTGCCCATAAATATAGTTTATTCATACCAAGTATATCAGTTTCATCATACGACCCGGCATGCATAATACCATATATTTTACAATTTAACTTACCTAAATCAATCATGTATTTTAGAGAAATAACCCCAGGATGCCATACATCATAAAAGAAAAACTCATCACCATCTTTTATTTTACCATCTCTGAACAATTCACCAAGTTTTACCGTTTGTTCGGCTTTATATACATTAGTACTATTAAAATCAAAAAAACCACCCTTAGTTAACCCAGTATAATCTGTACCACTAATAGTAACAGATTCTGCTTTTGATAGTTTCGGAATCCATTCCCGCCATTGTGTAGAATATCTAGCAGGAATGGACTCTATATCAATAAAGTATCTCATGATTAAGCATCCTTTCCATAATTTTTATGAGATCCATTTTCTAAATCTTCACTAACTTCTATTGTGATATCTCTTTTAGGATACTTAGCTTTAATTGCATAATGCAATTCATCACTGATCATTTCACATGATTTATTATCAATAGAGATAAAGTTAATCATATTTTCTACATCTCCCTTAAACATAAAAAACTCAATCTCCCTATCATCATGAAAAACCTCTATGTAAATTCTAAAGTGAAACATATGCCTATGTTTATTTTTTAAAAATGCTACTTCATCAGGTGCATCAGGATAAGAATGGAATCCTTCAAAAGAAGTGGTAATCCAAATGTAATTAGTATTCTCTTTCATAATTTTTCTCCTTAGTCATTAATATTTAAAGCTTCATCATAAATTACTTGTAACAATTTTTTAACCTTTTTTCTTTCATCCGTTTTAACATTATCTTCTGGCATACTATCTACATATTCATTAAGAAATGTTGATGTATTACCTACTTCCAAATCCTCATCATCATCATCGTTATATCTCATAGAATATTCGGATAAATCTTCAAGTATAGTTAAATCTGCTATTTCTGATTTATATAATCTTTCAACAAAATCTTCAAATGAAGAAAGATTTTCTTTTTCTTCTACAATCAATTTAACAATTTTATTTTTATAATTGTTTGTATCTAAATTTCTATAATCAATATTACCACTATCATCATAATAAATCTTCTCAAACAACCTAAACTTATTTCGGATAAACTCTAGTTCTCTGGTTTCTGTATCAAACACATGAAACCCTCTAGGATCATCATAATCATTCCAAGTGATTTCATAAGGAGCACCAAGATAATGAATATTACCTTTACTTGACTTATGGTGATAATGTCCTGAACATACTACTTCATATCTGTTAAATATCTTTCTAGAAAGCCCAGAGTCTGCTACATATCCTTTATACATAGCAAATCCATCTATTTCTAAATGTCCAAAGGCAATTTGTGATTTTGAGTTTTTAATAAACTCTATTGTCTCATCATAATTTTCAGAGTTTATCCACGGAATTAAATCAATATTTGTACCGTCTAATGTTATTGTAGTTGGGGATGGATATGTGCTAATATTCTCATAATGACCATAGAGTAATTCAGAACTATTAATACTATTAGTATTTCTATAGTATGTGGAGTGGTTACCTACAATAGAACATAACGTAATACTACATTTATTTAAATTATCAAAATAAAACTGCTTTACCTGGTGTAACGTATGAAAATTTACATACTTTCTACGATCAAAGGTATCACCTAAATCAACAACTGTTTTAATATTGTTTTCTAACAAGTAAGGGAAAAACTGCTTAGTATAGAAATGTTCTATATAATTTAAGAAGGATTGACTATCTTGTTTCCCACCGAAATGTTGGTCAGTTATCAGAGCTATTTTCATGATTATATTCCTTAGTCCACTTAAAATGGCATCTTGTACATTCAAAAGTTTGTATTGTTATACTACCTTTACGTTCTATATCAAAACTACAATTCCTATGTTTATGGTCAGGCTCGAACTGTCTACATCTTGCACATTCTTCAAAAGACATAACATAATAATTGTTCACTTAAACATTTCCCTTAATATATTAATAATAACAAATTTTAAGTTTTTAAACTCTTTCAATCTTCTTATTGTATAAGGAAGCCATTTTTCACCAAATGGAATATATAGTATAACATTATATCCTTCCTTTAACAAGGAAGAACTTATATCCCTTCTAATCCCGTATAACAGCTCATAATGAGTATAGGGGTTACCTTGTTCCTTAATGAACTCAATAATGGTTTCATCATGTGTCCCGATAGCATGTTTCTTGTTACCATATAATAATACCCGTGATAATGTTAAATATGCATCAACTTTAAAAACGTCTTGTTGATATGCTTTTGTTATACTTTCTTTATAAGCGCCTTTAACTAATCTAATTGATATTCCTTTTGACATTAATACTGGTAGATCATTAATAGTTCTGTAAAGATTACTTTGAAGAGCTATACCAATATTTGGATTATTCTCCCATACCCTCAAGCACATATCAATCGTATCTTGTGTTACAGAGGAATCTTCCATATCTAAACGAATAGTTATGTCATATTGTCTTGCTTGTGATGTTATATTTGATAGTAATTTAAAACATATTTCTTTGTTTAGTTTTAAACCTAGTTGGGTTGGTTTGATAGATATATCAATGGGACCTGTTTTTAAAGGTTTTTTATAATATTCTATTATATCTAAATATTGTTTTTCTGCCTTTTCACAATCATCAATAGTTGTACTCAATTCACCAAGATAATCAATCGTTACTCCATAACCTTGTTCCCTTAAATCAGCAATAACTGGTTTAGCAGAATCAAAATCATGTCCTGCGATAAATCTCTTTGCTAATGGATATAGAAGTTTCATTTCATAAAGTACTCAAGTTTAGACTTTTTTTTTGGTTTCTTTGGTTGAGGATTGTCAGCATATTTTTCATGTGATATTAAATAATCTTTGTATTGTTTTAATGGTAATTTATTATTAGTTTCTTCCTTACTAGTTTTTAATTGTTCTATAATACCCTCATTTTCTATGACACGGTATTTTATATACATTTGTTTCTTTTCTTTTGTAATACGTCTTACATAAGCATGGTGTATAATTTGTGTAAAATAACTAAATGGATTTTTTGATTTCTCTGGATTGAAGTTATGAGCATATAACAAACAATTTTCAATCCCATCAGAAACCATATCATCTCTAAATGTATAGTTAATAAAATTTGGTCTCCATGCTAAGTTCTCGGATATTTTTAAAAAACATTCACCCATATATTCTGTTGATGGTGGATCTGGATCATCAACTTCTCTGGCATCAATAACTCTCTGCTTCCATTTCTTAATTTCTATAAAAAACTTTTCGTTATCAACATAATGTTTCTTTTTATCTGTCATTTCCCTGTACTCCCAAATCCACCTTCATTACGTTCAGTATTAGTTAATTCTGATACCTCTTCAATTTCTGCTGTAACTACTGGGGCCATAACCAACTGTGCAATTCTATCTCCCCTTTTAACATAATAAGAATGATGGTCATGATTCTTTAAAATAACTTTAACTTCACCACGATAACCAGAATCAATAGTACCTGGACTATTTAACACCATAATACCATGTTTAGCTGCTAACCCTGACCGTGACCTAACTTGTACTTCATAACCTTCCGGTATCTCTAAAAATATTCCAGTTGATACCAGTTTCCAATTAAATGGAGAAATTTTCACATCTTCATTACTACATATATCCATTCCAGCATCACCTACGTTTTTATAACATGGTAATGGATTATCACTTATATTTTTAATTTTTAATTTCATTTATATCCTTTAGGTGTTTTAGTGGGAAAAGTATTAATACCTCCACATTCATCACACGCATAATCTAAATAATATTGACTACCAGTAAAACCTTCTGAACAATTAGTTTGTAATGTTTTCTTGTCGCATTTGGTGCAACAATATTTCTTCTTCATCGTTTTCATCGAACGGTTCCTCCTGTTCAAGGATTTCTTTATTTTTATTCTTGATGGCAATCATCTTCTTTTTCTCAAATCTATCTTTATTATTTTTTTTCCTACTTTTACTCATTTTCTTATTCCTTATAATGGTATTAATGTATAATTATAATCAAACTTCTCCTTCAAATAAATATTCAACCTTTCCTTCCAATGTTTCAGTCCATAATTTTGATGTTTCTTATAATGTAGATCATCTATAATATCATATAATACTGCTTTATTATTCTTATCATCCAATCTCAATACACGACCAATTGACTGTAAGTTTCTCACTTTTGCTTTGTATGGGTGTGCGAAGATTAAATATTGTAAATTTTTAATATTTACACCAGTTGATAACACACCAGAACTTGCAACAATTATTGCATTCCTTTCTTCTTCTGTTGCCTTTCTAATTTCTTCTCTTTGTTCAACATCTGTTTCACCTGCTATAAAAAAGATTCGTCTTTTAGGTTGTTTGTCTAATAACATCTTTTCTAAAACTTTACCATGTTTCTCTACATAATTAAATAGAATCAACGTATTACCCTTTTGATCTAAAGCCAGATTACATATAAAGTTATTTCGTTTTGTATGTGTAACAATAAAATCTATTTCTTCTTGGTATGTAGCTTTCTTCAACTCTTTACATTCTTCTTCTGGATATTCTAATTGCAAACATTGTATGTTCAATTTAGAAATATGCTTATCATCCATTAATTCTTTTGATGTAGTAGCTGTATATGTTTTTCCAAATAATCCTTCTAATACTAATTTATGTGTTTTAGAATCTGTTAATGTTCCCGTTGTCCCAAATCTATACCTACAAGATGTTGTTTTCTCTAAAATACCTTTCAATGAATTAGCTGTTGCTAAATGTGCTTCATCACCTACTATTAAAGAAAACTGTTCAAAATATTCTTTCGGTAATCTATATAGACTTTGCCAAGTACTAATATATATTTGTTGTTCTGCTTTCTTTTCTTTACCAGAATATATTTTATGACATTGTTCTTCTACATCCCAATCATCAACATTAGATGAATAGTCACCAAAATCACCATACATTTGAGAAACTAAATTTGTAGTAGGAACAACTAATAACATCTTGTCATTATCTAAAAATCTTTGATACCATCTTATTAAAGAATATATAACTAAACTTTTTCCAGATGATGTAGGTGATAACAATAATGATCTATCATTCTTAACACAATGCATAAAAGATGATATCTGGTAATCTCTAGGTGTTATCTTTTCACCCTTACAATGAAGGTTAAGTGAATCAAAGAACTCTTTAATCTTATCTATATCACCTTCTTTTAAATGCCTGGCATCTACAATATCTGTTTGTAGTTTATAAGAATGTTTCTCGGCCCATTCCTTTAGATAAGAAAGTAAACCTAGATACAGTTGACCCGTCTGTATATTAAAAAGTCTTATCTTTCCGTCCCACATTTTTGATCTTACTTTTGGATGAAATTGTGCATTGGGGACTTTAAAAGAAAAGTATTCATTTAATTCATAAGCAATATGTCGTTCACAGGACAATTGTATATATGTTTCGTTTAACTTTGCAACAACTATCATGTCAAATCACCCGCTAAAAACTTTTTCCATTTTATAGTATTACTAATATTAAATGATGCATTTTGAATAACTTTAGCAGTTTCATTTATCAATTTAATCTTTTCTTCTTGCTCGTCCATCTTATTCTTTATAGTAATAATTTGGGCATCACCATCTAAAAACATATCCATATCATTTTTTAAAACTTTCAAATCAAACGGTTCATCTTCATATTCTTTTGGATCAGCCTTTCCAGAATAATACTTCCATCTAGCAAGTTTTATAATTTTATATTCACTTTGAAGAAAACGTAAAATATTTTTTTCAGTATAAGCTAGTTGATGGTATTTGTTAGATAATTCGGGAATTGATACAGAATACCCATCAAGGTCAGTAACATCAATTGCTGTGTCTTTTACGCACATTTCTTTCAAATCATTAATATTCATAAAACAATTATACTAAATTTTGAGGGATTATACAAGGAAGTAGTTAAGTTAGTTTGCTTACGGTAAATGACCCCGTATATTTAAAGACAACATCCACTACTATTGGATCTAATGTGGTAGCGTTAGTGTCAAAAGCGATAGTTCCAAGAGATGTTGGAAATACATCTTTAAACCCTATACTATAATTTGGATTTGATTTATTCGTATGTATGATAATATTCATATCAGATTTAATAGCTAATGTTTCATTATCAAATTGAGCATATCTGTCTGGAAATCCCAATGATTGAAGCCAGTTATAAAGTTCTAAATAATTCTGCATATCTTCATCAACGATAAAACTTAAAGATAAATCTTCAAACTCTAATACATCTCCTTCTATTGGGATATTAGAATATGGTGTTGCTTGAATAGTGTTGCTTAATGTGATACTTGGAATACTCACCCTCTGGCAGAAATAGCTGACATTAGGCATTCTAAGAAAGTTAGTTTCAAACGATACTACGTTAAGCTGATTGAGGTTAGTTGGTTGATTACGAATTGCCATAAGTTTTTCCTTTTATTTTACTATTATATATATTACACTATACTATATTTATAATATTTACACAAGGAAAAAAAATGAAATTGAATAAAACAACTATCGGCTGGTTCATCTTTCTACATCTAGGAGCTCTCCTAGCTTTTCTCCCATCTACATTCTGTTGGTCAGCAGTTGGTCTGTTTGCCTTTATGTATTGGCTTACAGCCAGTATAGGAGTCTGTTTTGGGTTTCACAGATATCTATGTCACAGAAGCGTATTCCTACCAAAATGGCTAGACTATTTTGTTGTATTTTGTGGAACACTTGCCTGCCAGAACGGCCCTCTAAAATGGATAGCACAACATAGAATGCATCATGAAGCATCGGATACATCAAATGATCCACATAACGCAAGTCAAGGTTTTTGGTGGTCACATATTGGATGGATGTGCTATGATAGATACAGATTCGATAATAAAGCACGATTAAGAAAATATACTAAAGATATTAATGGCGACAAATTTTATCAATTCCTAGAAAAATATTTTGTTCTTAATCAAATAGCTTTGGGTTGTCTATTCTATTTAATGGGAGGTATCTCATGGGTAGTATGGGGAATCTTTGTAAGACTGGTAGTAGTCTACCATGTGACTTGGTTGGTCAATAGTGCTTGTCATAAATGGGGCTATACTAATTATAGAATAGCTGATAGATCAAAGAATACTTGGTGGGTGGCTTTACTAACATTTGGTGAGGGATGGCATTCAAATCATCATAAACATGCTAAAGGCTATACAACAAAAGCTAAATGGTGGGAACTTGATTTAACAGGAATAATCATTAATGCTTTATTAATGCTTAACATTATACACTCAATAAAGCCATTAAAGAAGTAATATTATATATGTATTACTTGATCCATCTGAACACCACCACATACGAATTATACTAAATTAAAAACCCCAATACAAGGAAGAAGTTTAGTTTTAGACAAAAAAAAACAGGGACCCGAAGGTCCCTGTTTCTAGTGTAAAACTAAGATTACATCAAGTTTGCAACTACAACCTTACGGTAGTAGGAGTTTGCACCAGATGTAATAGCCGTAAACGGATTAGAAACCATTCCATATCGGGTTTTGAAGCCGATTTTCGGTTGGAATGTGTTCTCTCCCATTGCACGAACCATCTGCAGTGGAACGTAAGGACAATAGAACATGCCAGCGTCATAAGGAGAAGTTCCCTTATATCCGACAACATAGAATTGACCAGCAGTTGTTCCATAGTATGGATCAACATATACTTTCATTCCGTTCATTGTACCAACATAGGTACTGGAAGAAAAGTCGCCACCAGTTCCGTGACCTGTTTCCAACATGCCACTCATGGACAATGCAGAAGCAACATCAGCAGAACAGATCATGAAGTTACCTTTGCCACGTCGCGTGTCAAAAGCAATTGAATTACGATCACGTTCAATCTGGAACATCAAACCTTTGAACTTCTCAACTGACCAACGACCATTAGAGTCGGTGTCCAGATCGAAAATACCATCTGCTGTAGTTCCATGGGCTACATTTTCTGCACCCCAACGAGCATTTGCATAAATGCGTCGAACTACTTCACGGTTGATTTCCTGAAGGATTTCAGTAGAAAGAATGTTAGACAATTCTGTCTCAGCATCCAAACCATGAACTGCTTTCAAGTCTTGAGCCAACTCCGTAGAGTATTCAGCTTTCAGAGCTCGAGATTTTGCACTTACCATAGTTTTGTCGATGCTGAATGCCATCTCTTTGAAAGTTCCACCAGCGCCGAGGTCTTCAGCAGCAGCAGTTGTCATACCTTCACCAGCTGTCCACCCGGCGGCAGCAAACGGATTATTTGTTCCGTCTGTTGGAACATGAGTACCAGTACCAGAATGATCTGTATCTGCTTCGTTAAACAGAGCTTCATTAGCACTACCTTGTGTGTCATATTTGGATTTCATAG